TCCATAGCATAGAAGCCAGCTAACTGTCCTGGTGATAACTGTGCTAGTTGAGCATTAGTAGCTGTGTTTCTAGCAGCTAAGTTTTGTTGATACATCTCAGGAGTAATCCCGAACATACCGCCTACAATATCTCTTTCAGCCATAATTACTCCTTAAAATCCGTAGTCTTGTGCAGCTAACATTCTTGTTTGTTGAGAGCCTCTGTCAGTGCCGTATTGAGAAGCTGTAGCAGGATTACCAATTAAGTTATCAAACCAATTAGAAGACGGTGTTGATGCAAAATTAGATGAGCCAAGCTGTCTACCTAAAGAGCCTAACAAAGCTGCATTAGGGTCTGTAATACCAGCTAGTGTTTTACCAGCATAAATACTTCCTGTATTTAACAAGTTACCAGCAGCAGCACCAGCTTGAGCTTGACGACCGCCTAGAGCAGAGCCTAACTCTAATGCTTGTTGTCCTAACTGTTCTGTAGAACCAGCTAAACCTAACTGAGTCTGTAATGGAGCGTAAGCACCTGCTGTTAATGCTGATTGTTGTCCTAATAAACCAGCACCTTGACCGAACAAACCAGCACCAAACACTTGTTGTTGCTGTGCAGCTTGGTCAGCACCTGCAGCTAGTTGAGATTGTTGTTGTGCTAAAGCATTGTAGTAAGCAGCCAACTCTGGGTTAGTCGCTTGCATTCCACCAGCCATTGTACCGCCAGTGGCTAAACCTGTACGACCTGTCTGGAATAAACGGTTACGGATACCAGCTAAGTTCTGTTCATTCATTGGTGCTAACAGACCTTGTTGCTGACTGATGTAACGCTGACGAGCTATTTCAGGAGACTCAGACAAATAGCCTTGAGCAGCTCCAAATAGCGAACTTGCACCAGTGCCTAAAGCCTGTGCTTGCTGTCCTATCTGAGTAGGGTCGTAAGCACCAGCTTGAGACATCAATCTGTCCCTAATTGACTGTAGCTCAGGAGTTAGCTGATAACCAGCCCCACTAACATTTCCTTCAGCATCAGTTGTAAACTGAGATGAGCCAAAGCCTGTAGTGATTCCTACAGGACGAAAGCGAGCCATCTCCGCTGCTTCACGAGCAGCATCAGATTGCATTCTGGCTGCATCTGTTGTTGCGGATGCTTGCTTTTTAGCTCCCATGTATCCAAGAACTGGACCGACTATATCACCCATTATTTACTCCAAGTATAAATATTTGCTTGTTTACCGTTGTTAAGTCTATACGGCTCTAATAACATCCAACCAGTACTCTGTCCAAACTTCGCTAACTTAGTGTTATCCTTTTCTACAAGGGCTACTAACGGAGTTCCAACAAGATACTGTAATAAATTTAAATCTTCTAAATACTTCTTCTTTACTTTCGGTGTCCAATTAAAGACATCCGTGTGAAACCAGTGCATACCTGCGAAGAACTCTAAAAACATGACATAGTCCTGACGCTGTACTACTGGTGTTTTTACACTAATCACAAACCTAATGACATATAAGAAGCGTTACCAAAACTGCCTGAGCCGCTCCAATCAAAGGTAACTGTAATTGTTGCATTAGCAGAGCCGCTGTATCTATAAAGAATTACACCAGTAGCACTAGATAAACGACCATCATATTCCATTGTTCTAACTTCTTGTGATGCTACAGAAGAACCTCCAATACTGATAGTACCTGTTGAAGTTCCGAAGTTACCGTAAGAGGCTACTGTATAAAACTGTACTGTTACTAAAGCTTTGCCTGAACTACCTGTAGTAAATGTAAAAGTTCCGCCATCAGTTACTGTACCAGCACCAGACGCAAGAGTTGCAGGTGCTGCTGATGTCCAAGTAGTTCCATTAGATGTTAGGACATTTCCACTAGTTCCTGGTGCAACTAAGTTACCAGATAAAGCAGAAGAGCCATTACCGAGAATAACGCTGTTTGCTGTAATAGATGAAGCACCTGTTCCACCGTCAGCAACAGCTAAATCAGTAATACCAACAATTGTTCCGCCAGTAATGTCAACAGCACTCTTAGCTTGAGTAGACATATTACCGAGATTCTGAGCTGTTATCTCAGCTTTAACATAAGCTGTGTTAGCTAACTGAGTAGTATTAGAACCAGCAGTAGCTGTAGGAGCTGCAGGAGTTCCTGTGAATGTTGGTGATGCAATATCAGCTTTAGAACTGATAGCACCAGAAATAGAGTTAAACTCGTTATCTATCTCTGTGCCTTTAACAATCTTGTTAGAGTCACCTGTAGATAGTGTGTCTTTAGTGGCAAAGTTCGTTGCCTTTGTATAATTACTCATAGTGTTTTACCTGTCTTAAGGAAAAAATCGATTTTCTGTATTGATAATGGTGTGCCGTCAATGTCTGATTCAAAACCAATCTGCATCACAGTGCCTGAACCTGACGCTGGGATGTTAGCAATGTCCAAAGCAATACCGTTGGTGTAAGTAGCAATGTTGTACTCAGCTGTTCCGTATTCCCATACTTCGACTCGCTGTAATATAATACCACGAGAGAAATAGTTACGAGTGTAGTCATAACCCCACTTAACAGCGATAGGCTGTGCTGAACCACCGATAGCAGTCACATTGATACGCTTTAGAATCTTGTTAGTAGTTGCTGAACCAAAGTCAAAGTAGTTAGTAAAGTAAGACATACGATAGGTAGCACCATCATCTTCATATAAATCATACTTACCGATGTAACCCTTTTTACCAATATACAACTGCCTATCTTGTGTTACACAAAATGCTGTAGGTTCAATCTGCTTCCAAACAGTTGTTCTTGCTGCACCGTTCTCTAGCACACCTCTTGTATCAAAGCAATAAGTAAAACCAGTAGACGGTAATGCTAATAAGTAAAAAGCTTCTGTTGAGAAGTAAGTTGCTTTAATGTTCTTTAATGTTTCAGACGACACATTAGACAATAACTCATCTCGTACATTCTTAGACACATCTCTAAACGGTAGTGACTTCTCTTGTACAACTCGCTGTAAAGACTGCACACCAGTAGCTGATAAGAACATTAAGTCTGTACCGATAGAAGCTACAGAGTCTCTAGCGATACAACCAATACCAGTAATAACATCTTCTAATACTAAAGCTGATGGGTCTACTGGGTTTTTATAAACAACAATATGCTTTTCACAGAATATAATTAAGAATCCATTGTGAGAAGCTAAAGCAACAATAGGGTCATTGTTAGGAACAACTTCACTAATGTTTAAATAACCTGCAGTTCCTGTCTTCCATTCAGCAGGGTTTAATAAGTCACTGAAATACACAGTTTGTCTATCGTTAGTAATATCCGCTACCCATGAACGACCAAACGCTGTCATAGCAATGTTTGGAGTAAAGCTGGTTGCAGTGTAAGAACCTGGTAAATTAGTGGCAATATCACCTAATCGCTGTAAACCATAAGCACCTGTGTGAGCATGAGCTGTTGCACCTAACTTATGATAAACCAATAGAGGATGACCAGCTTGAGCTAAGATAGCATGACCTGAAGGTGTTGCTCCAGTGTCGTAAGGCATACCACTAATCTGCCAGTTATCGTCCGTGATGGTGTAAGTTAAGTTACCAGTGTCAGTACTGTTACGAACAGCTAATTCAGTTAAAGTTGTTGTACCGCTATAAATCTTATTGTTAGCTGCAGACAACACAACATTACCATCATCTTTAAACACCTGATAGATGGCTCTAAATGAGCCTGTAGACGCTGCAGTAGTGTTGACCTTAGTCCACCCCTTACGAGCACCAACACGACCATAGCGGTCGATTACGCAGTTATTAGCCTCTAATGCAAAGCCAGAAGACAACTGTACTGAGGAATCTTGGGTGTTAAGACCAAAGAAGCCTGGTGCTGCAATAGTTCCAGTTGTTAGTTGTTCTGCCATTTAAATAGCGTCCCATTGTGATTCTTCAATATAGCGACCAGACTCTAAAGAAATAGCGTCTGCCAAAGATGTTTTATACAAGCCATAAGCCTCACTAGAAGCTAATCCACCGTCTTCACCACGCTCTGCCAGTGCCTTAGCATAAGCTAACATAACGATAGGCTCTGAAGGAACTAATACTCTGTCTGCATCGGCAGATAATGGTACTTGTGGTTTAATGATGTTAAAACGGATGTTGTACACACCATTCGGAATAGGGAATAAATCAACCTGTGTATCTCCGTTAGAATCTGTACCGTTAAAGTTATAGTAGTTAGGAGAACCTTTAGTCTGTGATGTTAACAAGAACTGTTGGTTCATCCATGTAGTTGTTGCATTACGCAAGATTGTGTCGCTTGTGTCGTTTAAGACATCAATTATACGGAATCGTTGTCCTGAACCAACTAAAACATAGTTAAAGATGTCTACTGCTGTCACTGCAGATAGCGTATCTGATAATGCATTCCAGTTATAAGCGTCTTCAACCATTCGTTTAGAATCATTGACAAACTTACCAATTAATTTAGAATAGGCATTATCGTTGACTGAAGATACCTCAGTCTCACGAAGCCTTACTAGCACATCATTAACCAAAGAAATATAGTTCATAAGTTCCTTTTACCTTGTCTAGCTAAAGACATTTTTAATTTAGTTTCTTCAGAATGTTTCATGTTCTTAGCTTTTTTAGCTTCAGAAATCTTTAAACAAACTTCTGGGCTTCTTTTAATTCCCTTGTACTTACTGGGACGACCTAACTGAGCTTGTGATATTTTTGCTCGTGCCTCTGCAGTAAATATTCTTTCTTTACCAGCTTCGCCTATCTTTCGCTTGTGTTCCTCAGATAGTTTCTTACCCAGTTTAGCGTTTCTTTGCTTTTGTCGTGTTTCAAAAGAAGGGTTTAACCCGCCTTCTCCACCGTCTGTTAAATTACACAACAACTCATGGTGTTTCTTTTTAAGAGCTGTTATTAAAACTCTTTCATATTTCAATGCTTCTGTATTTAAAAGCTTGTCAGCAAGTATCTCAACTCTAAAACCACCAGCTTTTTTAACTATATTGCTCCAATAAGCGTTTCTCTTTTGCTTACTATAGGCTCGTCTATTTTGTCCCTTACCAATATAAAAGACAGTGTTTGTGTCTAAACGATAGTGGCAATAAACATAGTGATTTAAGGAACTGTTCATAGATTTTCTAAGTTTACCACATTTTTATGTTTGTGTCAACAACTATTTAGCGTCCACGACCGCTTTTTTTCATGTTTGTAGCTGTACGATTACCCCTAACAGGGAAAGACTTACCAGCCTTTGACAATGCAATCGCTACTGCTTGCTTTTGAGGTTTACCTTCTTTAACCATCATGCTGATGTTAGAAGATACTGTTTTGTCTGATTTACCTTTTTTCAATGGCATTATTGCTCCTTAAGAGACATGCTGATAAGATGTTGTTTGTAATATTTCCATGGTGAAAATACAACTCATAGTTGCACCTGATTCAGATGTGACTGTAATATAATCAAACTCATCCATCACCATCCGACCTTGATTAAACTGAAGAGCATCTCCAGCACCAAGTGACTTAGCTCCTACAATAGGAACAGTAGCAGCAGTACTAGCATCATGCACTGCAGCAGAAATAGTTTTAGTTGTTCCACCACTGTTTGCAAGAAACAATAATGTAGCAATGGCTTTACATCCTTTAGGTACTGTATAAATAGTATTAGATGAACCTGCAGTAAGGTTTTTAAAGATTGTTAGTTCTCTCATTTAAGTGTCCAATGACTTGTTATAAATGTAATGATACCGCCAACAATAGAAGCTATAGTCATACCCATCCAGAACCCACCCTTGGATTTGTTAGCTAGTGCAAGCAGTTCCTCCATGCCAACCTCTAGCTTGTCAATCTTCTTTTCCATTGCCTCTACTTGAGCAACCAGCTTCCCATACTTGTATAAGTCAATGCCATTATCTTCGCTCATGCTTATTCATCCGCAGGTAATGGTGTGTTGTCGAGTTCAAGCCACTTTTGATACTCTTGAAAATCGACATTGGCTGGGTCAAATGGGATACAAGCATTATCTGATAAACGAGTTACGAAATCTTGACCTGATAAAGTTGGTTTATTTAGTTTATACATAATCATAACTCCGCTGACGCTGTTATTTGAAATGCCACATATCCTGTAGCTGAAATAGTAGTGCCGCCACTAGAAAATGAACAATTTGTTGCGCCCACATTTCCTGCGGTTGAATTAAAATCTCCCGCTGGTGCGTTGCTATATCCTTTACCAGATGTGCCTGTAACTGGGCTATATGTTGTAAATGTTGGAGTTGTTCGCATTGTTACTGGTAAAGACCATCTAGCTAATACATAAGTAATTGACGCATTTGCTACATTATCAACACATCCTGTAAATGTAGAAGCCGTGCCAACAGCTGTTTCTGTATTATAAGTTTTAGAAAAATACCTCTGACACAAAGCTAACTCAGTACCATAAGGTCTGTAATCAAAGCTAGTAGCAGTAGAGCCTTTTTCTATCTGTAAATCAGTAATCTCAAACCAATCGTTAGTGCTTGCAGTTCCACTAGGGGTGTAGAAGAACATTGCTCCAACTTGGTTTACCGAAGAACCAGCAGTGATTGTTACTGTGAAGGTTTGCCAAGATGTTGTTAGCGTAATAGCTGTATTTGTGTTACTTTGTCCTGTCCAAGCAAGGTTATAAAAGTTAGCTGCTGATTGGTCTGTTCCGTTACCTGTACCGATACGAGCAGTTATTTGGCTGCCTGAGCCAGAAAAGTTAGCACCACAACGAGCTTTAAACGACAGCGTTATTGACTGACTAGCTAAATCAACACAGTTGCTTGATTCAACAACTTGACCGAAGCCAAGAGCTGCAGTAGCAGAATCACCATTGTTTCTTTGTATTCTAAGAGCATTACCAGAAGGAGTAATACCGCTTGAAACTCTTTGAGCAATAGCACCAGATGTACCAGAAGCCCTGAAAGCAAACATCCTATCTACAGGATAAACAAAATTTGCAGCAGTTAAAGTAACACTAGCACCAGCATTACGCTGGTCAATCATCATTGCACCGTTGATGATGCGATTCTTAAATCCAAACCCTGTAGCAGCAGTATTCTGCGTAGAAGCATCATTAAATACTAGACCGCTAGTACCGTTAATGGAAACGCTCATGCTAATTGCTCCTCTGTTGGTCTAGCTAGGGTAGGATGTTCCCACTTGGCTATGTAGTCACCTTTACCATCATTTTGAAGAATGATTGCTCCGTCTCTAAACATGTTATCTTCAAGAGTTGGTGTTAACTCTGGGTACAAAGCAATTATTTTTTCAAACAGAGTCATATTAAGCGCTCCTTACAAAAGAAGATGAAAACTGATTTGCATTAATACCACCGTTTGATACAAGTGGTGTTCCACCACTACCCCAAGCATAAACCTCTATGTAATCAGTTGAACCGTTTAAATAAACAAGACATGAAAAAGCATTGTTCATTGGTTGACCACCGTTATAGTGTCTAGTGCTTGTATAGGCTGAACCGTTTTTATATAAAAAAGCGTAATCTTGAATACCGCCAGAACCATTTTCTGACATAGCTATCACAACATTAACTTGGTAATATCCTGCAGTTGTTGGAGTGAACCGATAATTAGTTGTATCGTAATTACTATTTGTGTCAAAGTATTCTGTATTAAATGCTATTTTTGTATATGTTGACCCAGAAAGACTTTGTACTGTAGAACTCATATATGCCGCAAACGCTGGACCGTTACCTGCAAAAGTAGACCCTGTAGTAATCATAGTACCATCTACTGCTGGTAAAGTAATTGTTAAGTTACTAGCTGTATCTGCTTCTTGTAAGGTTATTGAACCGCCTGATGCAGTATTTAGTTTAAGACTCATAGTGTAATACCTTTTAATTCTTCTAAGGTTGTAGCTGTATCAACTACCTGAGTAATATCTCTTAGTCTTTGCTTTTCAGCAACAATCTCTGTAGTGTCTGCACCACTCTCTAAAGCTCTTTGAAATGCTACATCTTGAGCTTGCAACAAAGGAGTTCTCTCAGCACGAAGTCTGTCTTTAGTAATTACTTTAGCTTTGTCTATATTAATAACAATCATTCTTGATACTCCCAAGCATCTCTAAAAGTTCTGTCTGTAGGAATGTCTGATACATCTACAATCTTGTATGGCTTTCCTTCAGGTACATCTTTCATTGCTAACTCAATAGATTCTGTTGGAATAATGATAGCAACTCCACCATCATCAGTAGGGTAAATAATTCGTTGATTCATATTAAGTCCTTATCTGAAAAATGTTACGCCCACATAAATTGAGTCCTGAGCAGTAGCTGCAGAATCCATAGTTCTAATAACAGCAGCGGTAGTAGTAAGCTGGTTGTATGTTGAACTCCCATTAACAATCATAATATTGTCAGCGTTAGCTGAAGGTCGTTGGGCAGTTCCAGCAACTGCATAATTTTCATCAGGCATAGCAGTTGAAAAGTTTACTGTATAGAATCCAGTACCATTATCAGTAATAGAACTTACATTACCACTTGCACGAATAGCTACAGTACCAGTACCGTTAAAGTTTACCCATGC